GCACATAGCTAGGGTCTGAGCCTGTTAAGTATATCTCATTTGAAAACCGTCTGTATTGAGATACAGTAGTGTTTGTTACTGAATCTTTTAAATGTATATTTGGACTAACCGACTGGATGCCGTTTGAATACATTAAAACAGGTTTTGGGGTATATGGCTGTTGGTCTTTGTCTAAAAAAGACGCAGTTATAAAATCCTCTCCTGTTGTTCTTTCCCAAAGCACATCTTCAAAAATTGTTTCTATCTCGTATTCATTATTATAGAACGCATCTTTGTTTTCATAGCCTAAGTCTCCATATTCTAAATTAAAATACCCGCGATAAGCATTGTTTAAAATGTTTTCGCTTCTTTGATGTTTAAAGTTTATTTTTTTAAATAAGGATGGCGGTGTTATGTCCACAGAATCAGTAGTAGAATATTCTGTAATGTCAATTATTCTACCTTGCTCATAATATCTTTCAAGCGTTTCAACTTTAAATTTTGTTTCGGTTATTGGGGTTATAATTAAATTGAACATTTTAATTAAACTAGACATAAAATCTATAACTTTTATATCCGGCACAAAATCTGAAACATTGATAATAGATTGAGTAGTTTGTGAAGCCCCTGTGGCTGTTTGAGTTTGTACTTGTCTGTAATATCCATCAACCGCAAAACCAATAGCCCCTATTGTGTTTCTTATTTCAACTATATAACTTAATTCAGAAGTAAAAGTTATACTGTTCTCTGAAGACAAATAATATGTGAAATTGTATGTGTTGTTATCCATTCCTGAAACACCAAAAGGGCTTTGTGGAAAAACAAAAAGTGTTTGAGTTCCTGATAGATTTTGAAAACTTGTATATAAAATACCATTGTTGTAAACATCAACTTTGTACAAATCTGTTGATGCTGTTGTGATTTTTAGTTTTAGTGTTCTGGATTTAAAAACTATACTCGCTGGGAACCCTAAACTCGTTGCCCACGGTGGTGAAACCGGTGGATAGTATGCAGTTCCTAGAGACATCGTGTCTGAGGTCAAATTCATTTGCGGAAACGAACTTGATGTAAAATCAGTCCAAGAGCCATCGGTAAAAAAAACAGCAGATGATTTTGAAGTAAAATTAATTTTAACAGGTTGGCTTTTAATTGCAAATGATTCAGCATTCTTTAAAAGCAAATACATTTGAGTAAATGTAAGGCTATTAAAAAAAACACTATCAAATTCAATTCCGTATGCTGTTTGGATAGCTTCTAATATTTTAGAAACCCTTAGAGCAGGGAATAATTCATTGAACTTTATCGCTCCAGAGGTATTACTTATGTCTTGTGATGGAGAACCTTGATTGTAGTAAAACTTTCTAATGCTACCACATAATGGATAAGCCAAATCATAAGTGTCGGATTGTATTCTGTTTTTAACCTCGGTTAAAGAATATGTATGATTAAAAGGCAAATAAAGACTATCCTGTGTCGTTGGGTCTTTAAGGTCTTTTAACTTATCGTCTTTAAATCTATCTTTTAACTGAGTTAAATTACCAATAAAAGTAAGTGAATAGCTGTAAGTCTGTCCATCTTTTTCGTTGCATTTGTCTAGTATGAATTTACCAAATTTAAAACGAATAGTATCTATTTCAATATATCCGTAATGTTTTATTCTGTGGTCAAATCCATCTTGCAATGAATTTTCGTACCAATGCTGCAAGATTTTATTATTATTAGTATTTGCAGGAACTGTAAATGATTGAGAAAAGTCGGTAAATAATTTACCAATATCAAGATAGTTTTGAACGGTTGATGTAATACTTATACGCTCATCATCGAATAAATCAAGACGCTGCGCAATTCCATCGTTGTCATAAATGTAAATAGAAACAATCATGTAATTGTATTAATTAAATTAAAAGCAAATTCAAATTCTATCTCATAATTGATTAACTCTTTCAAGCTTGTTTTTATAGGCTGTGACTTAGTTTCAACGCTTGCCGGAACACCGTCAAGCAAAACCGTTTCGCTATTCATTAAATCAAAAATGTTTTCAGAATAATTTTCATCGACCCAACCTGTATTTAATCTTATTTTTTGTTTTGAGTTAAAGTTTTTGAATTGTCTGCTACCTATCTTTACATTATAGTCCCAATTTGGTTGGTTTAAGTTATATGCTTTTGAATCTGAATTAATATCATCGGTTCTAGCTTTGAAAAAAGTCAAATTAGACCAGCCTCCAAAACGATTTATATAAGAGCAAACAACAGGCGTGTATTTAGGCTCGCATACATTTGTGAAATTTATTTTAGCAGGCTTTTCTTCTTCAGTCATTGTAGTTAGATATACTTCAACAGTATTACCATTATCTAAATCTACATCGTCAGTTCTAAAAGCTACCTTAAACATATATACTCCGTTATCATCGGCTCCAGTTAAAAGGTCTACTGACTGCTCAAGTGTAGTTTTCTTATAATATTTTGCCGTTACTGTTTCTGAAGTTCCGTTTTCTTTCCAGTCAACAAGTATATTGAAGTATTTTAAATTGTTTGCTCCTAAAGTTATATGATTATCATTTGTGTAAACTGTAAGCGATGGATTTATTAAGTAAACTAAATCAGCCTCAATATAATTGTTAGCCCCTTGTTGGTATAAAGTAAATCCATTAACAGCAACATAGTCTAATGTATCTACAAGCGTGTAAGTACCATCACCAACCAAATCAGAATATGTTTTTACTCGAACACTACAATACATTCCGTAATCTTCTTGTTCAAATTCAGAAGTTAATTCAGGAGATATGTTTTGCAAATAATCTTTAACAAAAGGAGAAATATTTATATAGTTTTCAGTTTGTGTTGTTGATGGGTTTACTTTTTCAAAAACTTTAGTCGGAGCAACTGGTATTGTTTCGCCCTTTCTATAAAGATACAACTCGAATTTAGTTGCAAATTGAGATGGGTCGCTAACCGATATAATAAACGGGCTTCGTGCAAATATTACTTTCATTTATTACTAAATTTTAATAGTTCCTCAAGTTCAAGTCCAAATGCTTCGACAAGTTCGTCAGGTAGTTTTGCAAATTCATTCTCAAATGGTCTTGTAAAAAATAAACTAGGTTTTATTCCGGTCATAAATACACTCCTTGTAATAAGCGCGGCTGTTTGCTCGTATGTATAAAACCGTCCTGTTTGTTTGTTTCTAAATTGAAAACGCTTTGCTTTTACCCAGTTTAAAATACCATTTGTAAGCCCTCCTTTGCGACCCGTGCCGCTGCCAAATCTAAATGGGCTATTAGGTGCTTTCGCGCTGCTTACCGCTCCTTTTACCCCTTGGTCTTGATATTGACCGTATTCCTCCATTGATATAGACAAACTGAAACTGTTTTTACCTGTTTCTACATCGCATGAAAGAGAATCATAAAGCGACTTTGATACATTCTTACCTTTGCGTGTTAAGTTGTTTCTGCTTTGTTGTATGACTCGTTTAGCGAATTTATTAAGGGCTTCGTTGATTATTTTCTGCTCTAACATTTGCAAAGAGATTTAGGCATATTAAACGTAAACGAAACAACTGTACCGGCAAGCGCGTTTTCAAATCTATCGGTGAATAGCTGCGATGGCTGCGTTGATACCAATTCAGTCAAGTATTTACGGCATTGACTACCGTTTCTAATTGATTGAAGTAAAGCCGTGCCTATTAAAGCCTGTTGATTCCAAATGTCTTGTTTATTACTTTCAATCTTAATACTGTCATCTACAATATCGGCAAAAATAATATCTACCGAAAATTGAACTATTGGCGTTAAATCTTGCCATGTGTTGACAATGATATGGGCAAGCGGATATATGGTTTTATCGTCCATATCCACATCGCTCAAGTCTCCCTCAGTAATTGTGTTAATAAGCGGTATTGCCTGTAACTCTTCTTTAATTACTTGTATTGCTGAATATATCATTTTATCTTTTCTAATTCGTTTTTTTCTTTCATAAACATGAGCAGATTAAGGGCCGCCGTTAACGGTTGCTTAGTAACCTTATCTAATTTCGTAATATCTCCATTCGCGAGCGCATATATTGTACTAAACCATCCCCACCGTTTGGTAAATTGAGCCTCTGCGCTAAATCCTCTTTCTGATCCGGTTGAAGTTTCTCTAAATAGTCCATCGAAACGCTCAATAATTCGTTCCTTAAATCGTAAAAAAAAAGCACCGCACCATAAGCAATCGAGAAAGGAAGTTGTTTCATTTGCTCGGCATATTTCTCCGATGTTTCATATTTTTCAATGCTGTATAATTGTTTAAGACGGTTCGTAATCGGTCTATAAAGAACCGCAAGCGCATTGTGCCAAGTTGATACATCTTTCAAGTACTCATCCAAATCTATAAACTCGCCATAACTCATTTGTTCTAAGTTTGGAATGAATCCAAAGCGGGTGCCGTTAATATCGATTTCGATTGACAAATCAGGCTTGGCTGTGAATAGATTGTTTAAATGTTCGGATATGCTATTGACATCTGATATTGATATTTGCAGCAAAGACTTTAAATCTACACCGCAAAAGATTTCAATTGTCTTTTGTCTAGTGAATTCACTATCTGGATTATCTTTAATTAATTTTGAGTACTCTTGGTATTTCTCAAGAGTAATTTCTTCGAGCGTTTCAGGTATGTTTAGTTTTAACTTCATACTCTATTATCGTTAAAGTTATTGTTTTGTTGTACGTTAAAAAAAGTGAGTTGCATATTGGCCTTGATTTGGACGGCCTATCAAATCCCAAACAGCGTAACCAATAGCGTCAAGCGCGTGATTGTAGTCATCGATAGGTGTTTCTGACTTCTTATCATGCCAACAATAGTTGTTAAGCTCTTTTACTATATTTGTGCTTTCAGGGTCGATTATTAACTCATAATCTTGCATGAGTGCTATGCGGTCAATAATCTTTGGTTTGTCAATTGCTTTGATATTCAACCCTCTGCTTTTAAGTTCCTGAATTAAACGCGGCTCTGCGCTATCGGCAACGATTAAATATTTACCGCAGTACCTATTGTTTTCTTCAAATATCTGTGTTGTATTGAGTGCAGGTTTATATAAATATTCTTTGCAATAAATAATCTTTTTTGACTTGTCAATTGAAACATGAACGAGTGTTGTGGGGTCAATGCTAAATCCGTAATCTTGCCCGAAGCATGTGAATCCGGTATTAACAAAATCACCTAGTTTCCAGTTAGAAAATATTACGCCCTCGGCCCTGTTTAACCATCCGCCTAGTATTTGATGCTTGTACTTGTTTGGGTTTGATATTTGCAATCGTTCAACCTCTGATATAAATGATTTATCTAAGTTCTGAATGTTGTCTAAGTAAGTTGTATGGATATAAGTTACATCATCTTTAATTCCATTGAATCCGCTTTCAACTCCAGCGTCTTCAAAGAAACGCTTATAAATCCAATGCTCTTTAGTTGTTGGGTTTAGTATAAGAATAATTCTGTTTTGAACTCCCTTTTGCCGTACCGAAAGATTAATCTTATCAAACGTTTCTTCATCAGTTAACTCCTCGGCCTCATCCAATATCCAAGTTGTTACACCTTGTAATGATTTAAGGTTTGCAGTATTATCACCTGAGCTAGTCTTTATACCTCTGAAAATAATTTCGCTTTGCGATGACAAATTAACTATTTCAGACTTTTGTACATCAAAAGCCTCGTTTAATTCCATCAAGTCTATTTTTTCTTTAAACTCTGGAATGATAGATAAGTGCGCAGAAGTCATTGTTTGCCTAGTGAATAATATTTTATGCCCTGCCTCAAACGACAAAAGGCTGGCAAATGTGCCAACCCCAAAAGATTTTGCCGAGCCTCGACCGCCTGTTATTATAAAATACCTCGTGTCGTTACTGAATAGTTGTTTGTATTTATGGTTTAGGGTTATCAAAGTTAATAGCCTCTTTCAAGTTAAAATTATTCATTGTAACTTCTGTTTTTTGGTCGATGATTTGCTTAGGCTTGCCATACATATATTCAAAATACATTTTTATCGCCCAATCTTTTCCAGCATTTATAGCCTCTTTAAGCTTATTATGCGCTGTTTCCTCTAGTGGACTAAGTTTTTCTATCAATCGTTTCTCCTCGTCCTTGCTTTTACGTCCTGCGCCTTGTCTAGCTCCTCCCCAATTTTCCATCTTGATACATCTTGATTATTCAATTGCAAATTTTAACCCCTACCTCATAACTCCCCTCAAGTGTTTTAGACTTTTGTACTCCAGAACAATCGTTTTTTAAAACGGCTTCTGTAAAAGTATGTCCAGGAACGTTATACACATTAGACTCTATAATTGTATTGCAATCGCAATTTTCTGTTGATTTATTACTATCATTTGAACATGATGTAATAATAATAACACTAATTACCGTTAGTATAGTCTTCATAAACAGTTTTTAAATGATTAAGATAATCTCTCCAACAACTTCCACAATTACTTGGCTCGATATTAATTTCAAATACTCTTGAATAAATATTTGAAATCTCGCGCTGTTGCAAGTATGTTAACTGATTCGGGTTGCTTTCAAATAATTGCGATAAATACTCAAGCTGTGTTTCGCTTGGGCAATTTATAACAACTTTTTTAAATGGGAACGATTTGTTTAGTTTTTCTCTACGTTCATCACATCCACAATCCTCTCCGGCAATAAACTTGACCGCTGCTTTTATTCCTGTGGCGGTGGTAATGTTATCTATAACATCGCCTAATCCTTTTGCTTTTCTACCTCTTTTACTCATGGTTTTCAACTTCTAATTCAATAAAATGTTTTATTCGTTCGTTACAACTTTTAATTGTTTTAAATATGCTTGTAAGACTTATTCCTGTTTGATTTGATATTTCTCGCATCGATAGTTTTGTGTCAATATAAAGATTATACAGCTTCCTATCGTATGGGTTAAATGTATCGATGTAGTTGTAAATTTTTTGAATGTCTAAACCTTCATGGTTTATCAATTCTATTTGTTTTTTAGATGCTCTTATATTGTCTACAACTGTGTTCCTAAGAGCAAAGTAAAACATCCAATCGTTAACCTGTTCTTTGTTGCTTAGTTTGATTATTGTGTCATGTATAAAGTCTTCAGCCATATCCCCAGCCCCAAACGCCTTAGCGGCTCTTATCCATTTATCTCTATTGCTTAAAATAGATACATCAAACATATACAACACATTGATTGTGCCAAATATACAACTTTATTTTAAAAAACAAAGCCACCGGTTAAAGTGGCTTGTGTTGCAACTTCTGTGTCGGCCTAACACAGCATCACTAGGTTGCCAGCTTTGTTGCGAGGGCGGGATTCCAGTCCGTTAATTCTGTGTGTGTTTTTCATGGGTGTAATAGTTCAGGGTTTTCGTAAATTTTGCCGATGACTTCAAAGCTTTCTTCGTGCAATCCAGCTATCCAAACCAAATAACCGCT